AGACCAGGCGACATAGTGGTGCCATGGGCTACTTGATCGTGACGCCCTGATGGAACGCAAGGAACGCCAGATGGGTCCGCTGCATGAGATCAGCGCGGACCATGTTGCTCGGTACGAACTGGCGGCAACCGTCTTGAACGGCATAGACGTGCTCGACGTTGCATGTGGCTGCGGCTATGGATCGTGGATCTTGCACGAGGCAGGTTTTCATGTTACCGGCGTCGATATAGAGCCGAAGGCCATCGCCTACGCTCGGAAGAACTATCCCGGCCCGATCTACACAGCGGCCAAGGCTGAGAAGATGGGTCCCGGCTGGGATTGTGTCGTTTCCTTCGAGACCCTTGAACATCTGGCAGACCCGGAGGGCCTGATTGCGCGGCTTGAGGCATCGGAGATCATCGCCTCCGTACCGAATCAGGAGCGCTATCCGTTCGATCCGAAGAACTTCGCGGAGGACGAATATCCGCATCTCAGGCATTACACGCCTGACGAATTCCGAGCGCTGCTGAAGGACTTCCGCATCGTCGGTGAATATTGCCAGCTCGACAAGAGGACGAAGGCGATATTTCCCGGCTTGGACGGTCGCTACATGATCCTGCATGGCCGCAGATAGATTCGTCCCGCACAACGAATTGGAATACGCGCAACTGCTGAAGTGGGCGCGCGGTTCAAGGTCGATCCTTGAGATCGGATCGCGCTACGGCTACACGCTGGTCAACCTTGCCCATGTCATGGAAGGAAAGGGACGCATAGTCTCGATCGACTTCCCCGGAGCCGGACCTTGGGGGAACTCGGATTCAGAGGCCTATCTTCGAGACAATGTGAACCTGCTGCGCTCAGAGGGCTATAACGCGCACTTATACATCTGCGACAGCCGAGACCAAATGGTCGTGAACGGTATCAGATTCCTCGCTCCATTCGATTTCGTGTTCATCGACGGCGACCACACTTACGAGGGCGTCAAGGCCGATTGGGAAAACTACGGTCCGCTAGGCAAATGCGTCGCCTTCCACGACATCGTCCAGCCGAAACCAGGAGAGCGTCAGGAACTTGGCGTGTGGCGGCTGTGGGCTGAGATCCGCAAGGATCATGTGACACAGGAATTCATCGCTCCGGGTTCAAAAATGGGAATAGGACTTGTCGGTCCGCGTCTACCTACCGCCTGACGCGGTCCACAATCGAGTCCTGAAAGCCTTCTACGACGGCTGTCCCGTCGAGAAGAAGCTAGTTTCGGTCGAGGAGTACCGTCCTTCCGACATCGCAGTCGTATTCGGCGTCAGGAAGTCGCGCATTCAGCTTTCCTACCCACGCGGGCATGTGATCGAGGAACAGCGCAGGCGCAGGCTTGGCGTGATCGTGCTCGAGACCGGCTATATCCGCCGCGGCGATGGGATCGACAATTACTATGCGGCAGGATTCGGTGCTCTGAACGGTCGCGCGAACTTCCGCAACAAGGGAATGCCCAAGGATCGGTTCAAAGAACTGGGCGTCGAACTCGAGCCTTGGCGTGATGGAGAGCACGTCCTGCTGTGCGCCCAAGTGCCATGGGACGCCTCTGTAGATCACGTCGATTACCTGCCATGGCTGCAGCACACCGCCGATGTTCTGGTGAATGTCAGCAAGCGCCCGGTGGTATTCAGGGCGCATCCGATGGCGGCGCTTCAGGCTCCTGCCGGTTGCCGAAGCACAAGCGGGTCACTAGAGAAAGACTTGGAGAAAGCGCATGCGGTCGTATCGTTCAACTCGAATACTGGCGTTGACGCGCTTCTTGCTGGCGTTGCGCCGTTCGCCTTTGACGAAGGCTCGATGGTCTGGGGAGTCTGTAACAGGACACTCGACAAAGTCAACGAACCATGGAAACCGGAACGAGAACAGTGGGCGCGTGATCTAGCTTACGCGCAGTGGACTCCGGGAGAAATGTCTCAGGGTAAGACGTGGGCGCATCTGTTTCGTTCATCCCACTAGCTCAGCCGGACATCTCCGAGAAGGAAAAAGCCTATGTCATCGAAGCCATCGACTCCGGCTTCCTCACGCACCGCGGGAGGTTTGAGCAAGATTTTGAACGCGCATTCAGCGAGCATTTCGGAGTGCGCTCTCTTGCTACTTCCTCCGGAACAGGCGCTCTCCATCTGGCCTTACTTGCTCTTGGAGTGGGGCGCGGGGATGAGATTATCGTTCCAGACCTTACCTTCGGGGCAACTGCTAGTGTCGTGCTGGCCTGCGGAGCGACACCTGTCCTCATAGACGTAGACCCTGAGACTTGGGGGATAGACAAGAAGAAGATCGCGAAATATCTCACGAAGCGCACGCGGGCGATCATCCCGGTGCACTTGTACGGCGAGGACGCTGGAGACTATTCGGAATTCGGTGTTCCTGTGGTTGAGGATTCCTGCGAGGCGCTCGGATATGTTCCGATGCGCGGGACGATGACCTGTTTCTCGTTCTATGGGAACAAGGTCATGACTACCGGAGAGGGCGGGATGCTATGCGGGGACTTCGGGAATGCTCGTGATTGGCGAGATGGCGGATTCGATTCCGACTACTCGAACACGATTCCTGGCCTTAACTACCGCATGACGAACTTGCAGGCTGCCGTGGGGCTTGCCCAGATCGAGCGCCTACCCGAGCTGCTCTCACGAAGAGAGCGGGCGCTTTCGATCTACAGGGAGAACCTGAAAGGACGCGGGAAATGGTTATTTGTGACGGAGACGAAGAACGCCGCTTCCGCTATTCCGAGGCTGAAATCCGAAGGAATAGATTGCAGGCCAGTATTCAAGCCGCTGCACCTTTGCCCTGCGTTCCGGCATCTGGCAAAGGGGAAGTATCCGCATTCCGAACTCATCTGGATGACAGGCGTATGCCTGCCGACCGGAACGCACGTAAGTGAAGAACAGGCGCAGTACGTCGTCGGGAGGGTTAAGGAATGTCACTAGCAACGTATGCTGACCTTCAGACCTCTGTCGGAAATTGGCTCAAGCGATCCGACCAAACCGCGCTGATTCCGGATTTCATTACCCTCGCCGAGACGGACATCTTCCGCCAGCTTCGCGTGCGCCAGATGGAAACGATATTCAGCGGGACGATTGCTGCGGACGGCACGCTCGCACTTCCGGGATCGAACTATATCGACCTGAAGCATGCGTACATCGTCGCCTCTAGCACGACGCCGCTTCTGCGCCAGTCGCCTAAGAACATCTACGACCGCTATCCGCTGCGCTCGAATGTGAACCTGCCGCGGTACATCGCAAGGGAAGGTGGAAGCTTCAATTTCGGCCCGTATCCGGATTCGCAATACACGGTCGGCGGTGTCTACTATCAGAACCTCGGGCCTCTCTCGGTCAACACGACCCACGCGGCCTTCGTGAACAACCCGGATGTCTACCTATTCGGAACGCTGGTGCAGGCCGTCCGAACGCTCAAGGATGACGCTGGCGTACAACGCTGGACGCCGCTCTATGAACAAGCGCTCGTGTCGGCGAACTCCCTTACTCAGAAAGAGGACTGGTCGGGATCGGATCTCGCCGTCAGCGTGGAATGAGCCTCGTCCCGTTGCTCGGATATGCGCCAGACGCGGATCCAACGATCGCTGGAGTCTTGACTGGCTGCTCTGCGGCAGTCCCCAGCCTTCGCGGGATGAAGGGGGCACCGTCTGCTGCGACGACGCCGCTTACTGCTCTGGCCGGAACGTGCATCGGCTCATACGTCAGCTTTGAGCTTGATGATACAACGCGATTTTTCGCGGGGACTACCTCGAAGCTATACGAGGCGAACGTATCGGCGTGGTCGGATGTATCCAGGGCGGCGGCTTATACGGCGACATCCACGCAACGCTGGCGCTTCGCTACCTACGGGAATGTTTCCCTAGCGTCGAACCCGAACGACACGATCCAGGCGTCCGTCAGTTCTGGGGCCTTCTCCTGCATTTCCGGCGCACCGAAGGCGGCAATCATCGAATCGGTGAACTCCTTTATCCTGGCGTTCTCGACGAATGATTCCGTGTTCGGCTCCAGCCCTGATCGCTGGTGGTCTTCGGCTCTCGGTGATTACACGAGTTGGACGCCTTCCATAGCCACGCAAGCGGCATCAGGAAGGCTCACTTCGACCTCGGGTCCTATTACTGCCGGTAGGCGGTTTGGGGACGCGATCATTGCCTACAAGCGCCGCTCAATGTATCTGGGCGTCTACACCGGCCCTCCGTTCATCTGGAGTTTCACGCAGATTCCAGGAGAAGTCGGGGCGCTATCCCAAGAGGCTGTCGTCAATATCGGGACGCCTGAGAACCCGAAGCATGTTTTCATGGGCGAGGACAACTTCTACGTCTATGACGGCTCGAAGCCCGTCCCCATTGGGACTAACCGCGTGAAGAATACGGTCTTCGGGCAACTGCTGCAGTCTCGGTACTACGCCTGCATGGCGCTCCATGATCGTCAGAATGCGGTCGTGTACTTCTACTATCCGGTAGCTGATTCGCAACTCCCTGACCATTGCGTCGCGTACAACTATCGCACCGACAGGTGGGGGCAGGATGACAGGCAAGTAGAAGCTGTCGTTGACTACGTTGCACCTGCAGTCACCTACGGCGCTTTGGGAGGGACGTACAACACCTACAACGACTTCCCGGCGCTTCCTTACGGTATAGTGTTCCTGTCTAATTCGACGCGGCTGCCCGGAATCTTCGACACATCGCACACGCCGAGGACTCTGACAGGGGCTGCCGTCTCGAGCAGCATCACGACCGGAGATATGGGCGATGATGAGATGGTCACGGCAATTTCCCGTGTCCGCATGCGCTTCATCACGAAGCCATCGGCAGCAACGATGACGAACTACTACAAGATGAACGAAGGGGATGCGCTGACGAGTGATGCCGCTACCCAGATGAGTTCTGCTGGGGCTTTCGATGTCTTGAGGGATGCACGCTGGCATCGGGCGCAATTCAGTTTCACAGGGGACTGGGAGTCGCCTGGCTTCACTCCTACCGTTAGACAGGCGGGATCAGAATAGTGGCACAAAGACTGATCCTAGACTTCCAAGTACCTCCGCAGTACGACAGGCAAACGATCTCGGGAATCGTGCGGGCCATCTGCAATCAGGTGAACCAACTGTCCGAAGGCTCAATCACGGCCAGATATAGTGCGAGTGCCTCAGTGCCTAGCGGGAGTGCCGTGTCTCATGCCGTCGGGGATTTTATATCTGATTCCAACGCGACAGTACGTGGCAGTGTAGCGCCCGGCGTTGCTGCCCAATATGTCCGTACAGGCTGGGTCTGCACCGTTGCCGGCTCTCCTGGCACATTCCAAGAAGTGAGGGTATTGACGGGATCGTAGTTCCGCCAGACCGGCAGTTGGTGGAATGGATAGCAAAGGCAGTAAAGAACGCGAACGATCCGCGCTATAGCGTTCATGAAACCCTGCAAGGCATTCTCACCGGGCGCTATCAACTGCTCAGGTATGAGAACGGAATCATCGTCACGGCGAATCTGCCTGACCGCCTCGTAGTTCATCTCGGAGCCGGACACGACTGGCTCAAGAATAAAGACGAATGGATGCGCGATCTGTGGTCGCTCGCGGATCTGCTCGGCTTGGATTACATCGAGACGCATTGCCGTCCCGGAATGGAAAAAGCTTTCCGAGCGCTCGGCTGGAAAAAAGAGCGCGTGAGCATGTACATGAGAAGGAAATCGAAATGAGCAAAGGCGGCGCGGGAATCGGAGCAGCTTTGACTGGCAACCCCATGGCATTATTTGCCAGCGGGGGAACTGGCGGACTTAATGGCAAAGCCGGAGTCATAGACACCAGCGGCAGCCAGAACATGGGGCCGTGGGGTCCGTTGCAGCCGTTCATCATGAACGAACTGCAGTCCTCACAGAACCAGTTCAACCAAGGCCCCTATGGAATGGGGGCTAACGGACAGGTTGATCCCTCCGCGTTCTTGGCTCCTCAGTCGCAGAATACTCTCCAAGCCATGC